GGGGCGACCAAGATTGGAGAACTAAAAGTGGTAAAAAATCTTCTGTCACTGGTGAGCGATATTTGCCAGCAGCTGCGATCAAAAATCTCAGCAATGATGAGTACGCTGCGACAACTCGCGCAAAACGTGCTGGCATGGCTAAAGGGAAACAATTCGTAGCGCAACCTAAAAAGATAGCGGCAAAAACTAAAGGCTACCGATGAAAACACCAGCATGGCAGCGCAAGGAAGGACAGAATCCCAAGGGCGGTTTAAACGCTGCTGGACGGGCGAGTCTGAAAGCTGCTGGGCAAGACATTAAGCCCCCTGTAAAATCGGGCGACAATCCGCGCAGGGCTAGCTTCTTAGCAAGGATGGGTGGGAATGATGGCCCTGAGTACAAAGACGGCAAGCCCACTCGACTGCTGTTAAGTTTAAAGGCATGGGGGGCTAGCAGCAAAGCGGATGCTAAATCTAAGGCCAAGGCAATCAGCGCAAGGAACAAGAAATGACTTACCTCCAGCTTATCAACAATGTGCTGATTCGTTTGCGCGAGACGCAAGTCTCCACTAACAACGAAACAACTTATTCAACCCTGATCGGCTTGTTTGTCAACGATGCCAAGCGCCAGATTGAGGACGCTTTTAACTGGAACGTGCTGGGTACAACTGTCACTCTCACTACCGTGTCTGCGACTTACATCTATTCAATGACGGGTGCGGGTCAGAAGTTCCAAGTGCAAGACGCAATCAACACAACATCGAACATTGGTCTGCAAAACATCAGTTTTGTGGAGATGAATCGTTATCAAAACCTAGTCCCAACAACAAACGGGTTGCCTCAATATTACGCATTTAACGGCGTGGACGCTAGTGGCGACACTAAGGTGGAGCTGTACCCCCGTCCTGATGGTGTTTACAGTATTCCGTTCTCTTTGACAGTACCTCAAGCAACATTGGCGGCTGATGGCACATCTGTGCTTGTCCCTGACACTCTAGTGGTGCAAAACGCCTATGCCCGTGCGCTGGTGGAGCGCGGCGAGGATGGCGGTCTTAGTTCATCTGAGGCGTACCAGCTTTACCGCGGGATGTTGGCTGACCAAATTGCACTGGAAGGCACACGCTATCCAGAGAATAAAGAGTTTGTTGCGATATGAGCCAAGCTCTCCAGACTGCCAGCATTTCAGCGCCAGGATTCTTTGGCCTGAACACGCAAGACTCGCCTTTGGACTTGGCGGCTGGTTTTGCGCTGGTTGCCACAAATTGCGTGATTGACCAGTTTGGGCGCATCGGTTCACGCAAGGGTTGGGCGCGGGTTAACGCATCTGCTGGTGGGTTAGGTGCGAATGCTCCAGGTGTTATCCATGAGTTGGTGCAGACTGACGGCACTCTGACAATCCTCTTTTCAGGCAACAATAAGCTGTTTAAGCTAGATGGCAGCAATGCTGTGAGTGAATTGACTTACGGCGGCGGCGGCACAGCCCCTGTAATTACGGCCAATAACTGGGCTTGCGCTTCGCTTAACGGGATTACTTTCTTCTTTCAAAGCGGCTTTGACCCCCTGATCTTTGATCCTGCTGTCAGCACCACGACCTTCAGGCGCGTTAGTGAGAAGACTGGCTATGCCGGTACTGTGCCTTTGGGAAATATTGCTATCAGCGCCTATGGCCGCTTGTGGGTAGCAGATACATCAACCGACAACACCACTGTCTTTTTCTCTGATTTGCTTTCGGGCCATGTTTGGACGGGCGGCACTTCAGGATCAATAAACATCAATCAAGTTTGGCCTAACGGTGCGGACAACATCACCGGCCTGGCTGCCCACAACAACTTCCTGATCATCTTTGGTCAGCGTCAGATTCTGGTCTATTCGGGTGCGACTACGCCTTCGACAATTACACTGGCCGACACGGTAGCGGGTATTGGTTGCATTGCTAGAGACTCAATTCAAGGCACTGGCAAAGATGTTTTGTTTTTGTCCAATTCAGGCGTGAGATCATTTGCGCGGACTGTCATTGAGAAGTCAGTGCCAATTGGCGACTTGTCCAAGAATGTGCGTAGTGACTTTATGAACATCGTTGCTGGTGAAACACTGGCAAACATCAAGTCTGTTTATTCTGAAACGGAAGCGTTCTATCTGATAACAATGCCGTTTTCAGAATCTGTGTTTTGTTTTGACACTCGCGGACAGTTGCAAGATGGATCGTTCAGAGTCACTACTTGGGACTCTATTGAGCCTTCAGCGTTGCTCTCAAGGCGCAATGGCGATTTGTTGCTGGGCAAGACAAGCTACATTGCCAAGTACACAGGCGCACAAGATGACACCGACTCTTATCGGCTGCTCTACTACACCAACCACGCTGATTTAGGCAATGCCAATGTCACCTCATTGTTAAAGCGGCTCAAGGTAATCGTGATCGGCGGCACAAACCAATTCGTAACGCTCAAGTGGGGCTTTGACTTTAGCGCCAACTATCTTGCAACCAATGCACAAATTCCAACACAAGCAGTTTCTGAATACGCAATTGCTGAGTACGGTGCAAATGCCACGGTGCTTGCTCAATACGCCAATGGTGTGGCTTTGCAAACATTAAGCGTGTCTGCAAGTGGAAGCGGTAAAATCGTGCAAACAGGCTATGAGGCTGACATTGATGGCTCTGCGCTGTCTATTCAACGGATTGAAATCCAAAGCAAAGACGGGAAAACAGTATGAGTAACTATACACAGAGCACTAACTTCGCTACTAAAGATGCGTTAACTTCTGGCGACCCGCTAAAGATTGTCAAAGGCACGGAGATCAACACCGAATTTGTCAACATTTCGGTGGCTATTGCAACTAAGGCTGACTTGGCTTCGCCTACTTTTACTGGTACGCCAACCTTACCTACCGGTACGATTGCAACAACCCAGACCTTTGGCAATAGTTCAACCTTGCTTGCCACTACTGCATTTGTGCAAGCAGCACTTGCGGCACTGCATCCTGTCGGCTCAATTTACATCAACGCCACGGTTGCGACCAATCCTGCCACTCTGTTGGGCTTTGGCACTTGGACTACCTTTGGCGCTGGCCGAGTGTTGGTCAGCCTTAATTCTGCCAATGTCCTGTTCGACACGGCTGAAGAAACTGGTGGTAGTGCGGATTCGACATTGCCAACCCACACGCACACTGGTACAACGGATGCAGGGGGTTCATCAACTGGTTCTGTTACTGGCGGTGTAGCTACTGACTTTGGCCCGTTTAGTTCAGCTACTGGGGTGCTTGCTATATCTGATAGCGTGGGAAATCGTCCTCAAGGTGCAGCTGGTACTGGAAGTTCTCGCACAGCGACTCTTACCATCCCAACGCACCAGCATACATTCACTACAGCATCCGCTGGCACAAGCGGCACAAACGCTAACTACCAGCCGTACATTACAGTGTATATGTGGAAACGCACGGCATGATCACGCACCACTTCAGCGATGGTTTGTATGCCAAAGAAACCGCATTTGCGGCTGGCACAGCCATCCTGAAGCATACGCATAACTTCAGCCATTTGTCGATTCTTGCCAAGGGTAAGGTGGCGGTTTTGCGAGGCACAGAGATTGACATTGTTGACGCGCCAGCTTGCATTGAAATTAAGGCTGGTATGACGCATGGCGTCAAGGCCGTTACTGATTGCGTTTGGTTTTGTATTCACGCCACGGACGAAAAAGACCCGTCTAAAGTGGACGAAATTTTGATTGGAGTTTGATATGCCATTTAAAGCAATTGGTGATGTTGTTGGCGGTTATTTACAAGGTAAATCTGCCGAAAAAGCAGCCCGTACACAAGCCGACGCGCAACTTAAAGCCGCGCAACTTGCGGCTGAAGAAGCGCGTTTCCGTCCGGTAGGCATTACAACCCGCTTTGGTCAGTCAAATTTTCAGACTGGGCCTGATGGCCGTGTTTCTGGTGCTGGCTACACACTAGACCCCGCCCTTCGTGCTTATCAAGATCGGTTCATGGGTTTGGCTGGTGGCGGTCTGTCCCAAGCTGAGATGGCACAGCAGCAGTTTGCGCCCTTGCAACAGGGCGCTCAAGGTCTGTTTGGCCTTGGTCAGCAGTATTTGGCACAGTCGCCGCAACAAGCAGCCCAGCAGTACATTGCGGGTCAACAAGAGTTGCTTGCCCCTAGCCGTGAGCGTGAGATGGCGCAACTGCAAAACCGGTTGTTTAACACTGGCCGAGGTGGTCTGTCTGTTGGCGCTACTAGCGCTCGCCCAAGTGGCGCGGCGGGGCTTGGTGCAGCCAGCCCAGAACTAGAAGCCTATTACAACGCCATTGCTCAACAGGATGCTCAACTAGCTGCTGGCGCACAGCAAGCCGGTATGGATCAGGCTCGGTTTGGTGCTGGTTTGCTTGGCACTGGTGGAAATCTGTTGACGCAGGGCTATCGAGGCCAGGCAGCAGCTCTTGGCCCATACGAGGCTTATCTAAATCAGATGAAACAGCTTGAAGCGCTTGGTCAAGACCCGCTGAACTTGGGTTCTGCTCTGGGTGGGCGAATTGCTAATCCTCAAGGTGGTCAATTTTTGCAGCAAGGCGGCAATGCAGCGGCTCAGTCTAACTTTGCGGCCAATGCCTACAATCCGTTTGCTACTGCGCTGACTCAAGCAAGCCAGAATCCGGCGTTTCAGCAAGGGTTGAGCAATGCGTTTGGCCCTAAAACCTACACCAATCCGTTTGCTTATCAAGCTCCATCATTTTTTAATGGAGCGCAATCTCCTGACGTTGGTTTTTAAGGACTAAATCATGGCAGACATTGTTCAATCCTTATTTGGCGTTACGCCACAGGCTTACCAACAAGCCCAGCAAGCCCGTATGGACGCGCAAGCGTTGCAATACGCCAAGCTCGACCCATTTCAGCAAGCTAACTACGCCATTGGGCGTGGGGCTTCTGGCTTGGCTGGTGCTATCGGGGGCGCTTTGGGTGGGCAAGACCCTGAGTTGCAGCGCATCACAATGCGCCAGCAGATAGCGGGTCAAATCAATCCAAACGACCCTGCGTCTATTGAACGCGGCATTGCCGCCTTAGCGCCTACTGATCCTCAAGGTGCATTTATGTTGCAATCTGAATACCGCAAAATGCAAGAAAGCGGCGCGTTGGTTGGTCAGCGTAAAGCTGCCGAAACAGCTTCGTTGGCTCAAGCCGATAAGATTAACTTAGGTGTAACACAAGAGGCCAAGCTACGCGATGAATTAGCTAAACTTCCAGAAGGCGCTACTGAAGGCCAGATTCGAGGCGTTTTAGTTAAGTATGGCGACCCTGATAAAGTTTTAGCCGCCTTGACTGGTGCTGCTACACGCGGTGAAGACCGAGAGTCTAGGGAGCGCTTGGCTAGAGAAGCTGCCGAGGCGCGCGCTCAATTGGCTAAAGAAGCTAATGAAGCAAAAATTGAAGCGGCAAAAGTTGCAGCAGAAGCTAAACTTGAAGCCGCCCGTTTAGCTGGTGCTACTGCTAGAGAAATCGCTCAATTAAGGGCTGATTCTCAAAGAGAAATAAAACAATTATTTGCATCATTAAAAGGCCCAGCAAAGTTAGCCCCATCGCTACAAAAACAAGAAGATGAAGAATTGGCATTGGTTGATTCATTAACTGCACGTTCTAAGGCTTTGCAACCAGCCATACAAGCTCTTACGCCAGACCCTGTTACAAAAAAATCGCCAATTGAATTAGGCCCAATTAACAATGTGCGTTATTTAGCACAAAACGCAGCGGGTAATTCAACGCCCGAGAGTCGCGCTTACGCTCAATTGCAAAGGTCTGTTCAAGAAGCAACCAACTTGAAGACTGATGCGGCTAAAGGCGTACAAACTGACCGAGATGTATTGCGATTTGCCAATGAATTAATTGCCGCGTTTGGCAAAAACGATACAAAAACCACTTTGGAGGCGCTCAGTAACTTTGTATCCTCTACGGATAAAGCTCGCATTAGTGCTGAAAAGCGCATTGATAGCCGCCGTAAATCGCAAGGTGTCGAGCCTTATTATGGCCCACAAACTGGCACACCTCAAAACCCAATAAAACTGGATTAAATATGGCTACAGTTTATGAATACCAAGGCATTTCGTATGAATTGCCTGACGGTCTTACAAATGAGGCTGCGTTGACGCGCATTAAAGCTAGTTTAGGCAGCGTTACTCCAACTCCAGCACCAACTCCATCCCCAGCCCCTGCTGAAGCGGCCTCACCTGGCTTTGTTGACCAACTAAAACGGCAAGCCGGACTAACGGGTCGCGCTGTAGTGCAAGGTCTGTCAGCGCCAATAAACATGGTAGGCGATTTTTCGATCGGCTTAGCAAATTTGGCATCTATGGCAGTGGGTTCAGATAAACGCCTACCCACAATGTCGCAAGCACAGAGCCGTGGTCTAACGAAACTTGGTCTTCCCGAGCCAGCTACAACCAGCGAGCGAGCCGCACAAGCTGGAATGCAAGGACTGGTGTCTGCTGGCGGTATGGCGGCGGCGCTACCCAAAACAATATTTGGCGCTGATTTAGTACGGCAACTACCCGCCGCTACAGCCGCGCCTATGGTAGCGCAGCCCGTAGCGGAAGTAACAAAAGATGTAACTGGCAGTGACTTGGCGGCATTTGTAGCCAGTGTCGGAGTTTCGGGTGCAGTAGGCCAGAACGCGGGAAAACTTGCCGATCGTATTGCTACTGGGAAACAGCCGGTTGTTACGATGGAGCAAGTGCGTCAGAACGCCCAGCGCGCATACACCAAAGTCAGCGACTTGGGCATCAAACTGACAGCCGACAACGCCAACAACTTGGTTGGTAAGCTTAAAACGCGCCTGGACGCAAAAGACTACATACCCGAGAACGCTGCACCAGTTAAAAATGTTTTAGACAAGATTGAAAGCATTGCGGCGCGCGGCGACGTGTCGTTTGATAACGTAGACAAAATGCGTAGCTTGGCTAATACCTTAAAAGGCGATAAAGACCAGAACGTCCGACGCTTGGGCAGCGAGTTAATTGCTGGCATTGATGAGCATGTCGCAGCGCTCAAGCCCCGAGACGTAAGCGCAGGCGCGGGTGGTATTGACGAAGCCGTTAGAACAATTGCAAGCGCGCGCAAAGACTTCCGCAATGTCAGCCGCGCTTCTATGTTGGAAAACATTTTGGATGTCGCGGAAGCAAGGGCGTTAAATCCTACCGCTTCGGAGAGCGAGTTGATTCGGCAAGGTTTTATTACACTTGCGGCAAACAAAAACAAGTTGGCGCTTTTTAACGAGGCCGAGCGCAACGCTATCCGGTCTGTCGCCAAGGGCGGCTCGCTTGACCCGCTGTTGACCTTAGCTGCTAAGTTCAACCCGCAACGCAGCCAACTAATCGCTGCTGGCGGTGTTGGCGGCGGTGTAGCCAGCCCAGAATCGCTAATGTATACAGTGCCTATCGCTGCGGCTGGATTTACTGCCGATAAGTTGCAAGCTCTGCTGCGCCGCCAAAACGCTGAACGGGCGATGGGTGGTTTGCTTTCCGGCACTACAACAATGCCAGCCCCTTCTCAGTACAACAGAGGATTGCTCAGTACCTTAATGACCCCGTTACAGGAGTAAAGCATGTTCCCATTGACAGCCCTACTTGAAGTCGGCGGTAAGCTCATTGACAAGCTGATTCCTGACCCAGAAGCTAAAGCCAAGGCGCAGCTTGACCTGGCTAAGATGGCGCAGGACGGTGAGTTGGCAAAGATGGCTAACGACACTGAGCTTTACAAGGCAGAGCAATCTGGCGTGTCTGAGCGCTGGGATGCAGACATGTCTTCAGATTCGTGGCTGTCTAAAAACATCAGGCCGATGGCTTTGGTGGCTATCTTTGTCGCCTACTTTTTGTTTGCCCTGATGAGCGCCTTTGGCTACAACGCACAGGCATCCTATGTTGAGCTGCTTGGCC